TTTCGCGCCGTCACGAGTTGGCGTGTGCGTGAAGGCATCATTCACGGCAGCAGCAGCATTCACACCAGAGTCCAGCCCGTTCACCCCGGTATCATACAGACCTATAAGGCCTGCAGGTGCCATGCCTACCATACTAGAGCCCATGGTGTAGGCTGTCTCTGGCAGGTCGGTCATGCGTTCAGTGCCGAAAACGGACTGCCCCGCAGCAGACGGCCCGCCCGTAATCATGGCGGCGATACCCTTAGCCAAATCAATCAGGCTGCCGCCCGCCTCGCTGAGTTTATCAGCGTCATTAAATAGGTTAGGGTCGTTATCCCTCTTAACAAACTTAGAGCGGTTCATCTGGCTCATTAACCTTCTCCTTGGGTAGCAGCAGCAGCAGCCTCTCGGTTAGCCGTGTTCTGACGGGACAGCTCTTCATCATGCTGCACTTCCAGGTCCGTTATCTTAAGAGCGGTCTCGCGGTCTAACTTATCATACTGGAACTGTAACTGTCCGGCATCCTGTACAGCCTTGAGCTCTGTTTGTAGTCCTTTGATTTCCAGGTCCGCCATGGCCTTTTCGTTGTCTGACTGCTGGGTGAAGGCCGTCATCTGGTTATCAGACTGTTGCTGTCTCTGGTCCGCTTGCATCTTCATCTGCTCGATAGCCAGTTTGGCCTTTTGGGATTCCAGTGCTGCCTGGCCTTTCATCATCTCGGCTTGGGATAGCTGCTGCTGAGCTTGCGCCATCTTCTGGTTCAGCTCATCGGTCTTCTGTTTCTCTTCCTGCTGCTGCTGCTCCACTTCCTGCTTCTTAGCCTGCCCTTCTGGTGTACTGGGATCTAAGAAAAATTTCGATGCGCCCACCAGACCAGAGGATACACAGAACTCATCCAACGCTTCAAACACTTGGGGATCTTCTACGAGAGTCTGACCAGGGAAATTAGTAATCAATTCCTGATACGAGATGACCTGCTGAATAGCAGCCTGCTTACGCATGTCATCACCTGTGCCAGTACCCACCTGAACCGTGGTCCGGGTTCTCTTACCCCACTCCTTAGGATTAACCGGAGCCCATTGACCTTTGAACTTAAACTGGGTTACAGAGTCGTGGTGCCGCACCAACAGGTTACGGATCATCTTGTAAGCTGCACTCATGCCCGTCTCAGCTATCACCCGGACCATCAGGCCCGTCAGCTCTTCCTTGGCTGTCTGCATGCGCTCAATACCGTGCGCCGTCTCACCACCGACAGGCATAGCTTGGCCCATGGTATCCGGGCTTACTCCGACACGGCCCGTGCGGACCTGATCCAGGTAATCCAGCATCTGGAATCCTTCCTGGCCGATAGGTTGTACCTCCAGCTCTCGTATCATACCTGGTGCCTTCACCCGCTTAATACCACCGGGTCGACTGACCAGCAGGTCATCCAGGTTTACCTGACCTATAACGACCTCCTTCTCTCGATTGTTCTGCAGATACAGGTTATCCATGATGTTACGCCATAGACTGGTCTTCTGGTCCTGCAGCTGCTTAAGCCGGTCATAGATGGACAGGCCAAAGAACTTATGACACATGATGATAGTGGAACTGGCAACGAATGGGATTTCTGTAATGGCTTCGATATCCAGTATATCCGTCGGGGTATCGGATCCTAATACTGTAATCTTATGCAGTTGGGACACCCCGGTATTGTCGAGGTCTATCTGCAGGTAACACTCGGACACCTCCAGCAGCACCTGGCTTTCATCCTCTGTGTAATTGATCTCCCCATCACCCTCACCCTCAGCAGCCTTACGATAGCTACTGTCCGAGGTGTTATCCTCTACGCTGTTAATCAGCTCAGGGTCATACCCTTCCTGAATCAATTCTGAACGAGTCTTCTCTGTTACATGGGCACAGAACCGCGCCTCCGTCATATCCAAGGAGGTATGCAGCTGAGATACCCTGAACTCCTCAGGAGCAATACACTCCACTTTCACCTGGCCATGGGGTGTCGTGATAGTAACCTCGACATCTGTAAGGAGGATGGGCTGCTGCAGTTGTTGCTGCATCTGTTGCATCTGCTGCTGCATCTGCTGTTGCATCTGCTGCAGTTGTCGAGGGTCCTGCATCTGCTGCTGGGCTTGTTGGGCCTGCTGTTGCATCTGCTGCTGGGCTTGCTGCATCTGCTGCTGCCGGTGAGCCATGGCCGCCTCATCAGGATACTGCTCCTGCTGCGTTATCTCAACGCTGGGGTCCTGGGTGAGTTGGGACATCTCATCAGCCGTCAAGCCAGTGTACTGCTCATGGGTTACCTCAGGGGCGTCATTGTAGTATATCTTCATGATGCCGTTCTTCTGCATCAGGGCATCTTTCACGTATTCGTACAGGGTCAGGAAGCCTGGGTTCTCCTTCATGAACACATCATGAGTAAACTCCGTCTCCAGCTCGGCCTGTCGTTCATCTTCCTGGGACATGGCGTCGAAGGATATGACTGAGCCCTTAGCGGTTAGGGCCTTCATGATCTGCGGCAGTATCCATTCAATAGCGTCAGCCACATCCGTGGATACGATGGTACTGCGTCCATCCTCCTCATCGCCCCGGGGGTTACCCAGGTAGTAATCCAGAGCATCTTCGCGGTTACCTTCCACCACATCGCTATAAGCACCGGTACTGGATTGCAGCAGCTCGGTAGTGACTATGCTTAGAATCTCATCCTCAGTCAGAGGCTCCTCAGCCTCCTCCATCCCTTCCTGCTCGGCCAGTGCCATCTCCTGGGCCGCATCGCCACCTTCAGCTACCGGAATTTCCTCACCATAGGCTGCATCAGGTACTCCCGCCGCATTCTCCGGGTCCGTATTAGCCAGTAACATCTCCATGGACGCGTCGCCGCCTTCACCGGATAGCATCTCTGCTATTTCATTCGCTTGTTCTTGCTTAGTAGCCATTATATATGCTCATTGTTGTCGTTATATTCGATGGTGGTGCCCCACTTATTGAAGCCCTTCTCATGTGGTGCTACTGCGAAGTACCGGAAACTATCAGCGAAGTCGCTGGTCCAGTCGTGTATAGGCTTCTTACTGAACACCTTGCGCTCTTCATTGTAATCCGTGCGGTACCGCTTCAGCGCCTTGACGCCGTACATGCACTTGTCCTTGTCGAAGTAGCAGCGGGGCAGCAGGGCCTTAACAGCCATGATACCATCATCGATGCCCAGATTAGGGGCCACCGTGAAGTCGATGCCCAGGCTTGCGGATACCTCCAGGCGACTGACACCGGTGCCCAGCTCCCGGACCGCGATGTCATGCGGCGCGATATGCTGGCTGTACTTGTATGGCAGCTTATCCAGTTCGGCTATGATAGCAGCCAGGCCAGTGCCCTTGAACTCCAGGCAGTTAATCACCCGGACCTCTGAGATACTCTCCTGAAAGAACCAGATAACGGTACTATCTGCCATGCCAAGGTCCCAGCTGGTCATCACCGCCATAGTCTCATCATAAGGTAGGTTCAGCAGCCGGCCTTCGCTCACCAGGTCGCGCATCTGCTCCGCGTAGTAGGCGCCCTTGATAGCCACTCTTGGCTTACCTTCCCAGACGTGCTCATACTCGGCCTGGTCCTTAGCCTTGAGCTGCTCCATCTCGATACGCAGCACCTCTGGGAACCAGGGGTTCAGGTGGTAGTTTACCTGCACTGAGTAGCAGTTATCGGGCGGGTCTTCTACGAAGCGCTGGTACGTCTCATCCAGGTCGTCATCAGGGTTGAAACTGACCCATATCTCAGAGCCCTCGGCCCTGATAGTCGGCGTCAGGATGTCCCAGCTCTTCTTCAGAATCTTCTCTGCTTCCTCTGCCCAAACAACGGTAACACCTTCCATAGACTTAATCTTAGTAACATTGGCTTTAAGGCCCTCGAACAGAAAGACGGAGCCGGTAGTGAGGCAGGTGATTTTCTTAGCTTGGATTTCAAAAGCACTGGTGAGGCCCATCCGTATTATTTGTGTTTCGAGTAGAGCCAGGACTGACTCCTCGATAGACCCTTGGAACTCCCGGCAGCAGAGTATCTTCTCATAGCCAGCGTATGCCTTGGAGATAAGCATACGGGCGATGCCCCATGACTTACTGGAGCCCCGGCCACCATAAGCTACCTTATAGCGCATGGGCTCCAGGAAGGGGATCAGTTCTTCAATGATTTCCACATCCATGACCGCCGTCGGGTAGTCAGGTTCGCCAGATATCCAGGAAGGGATGGGTAGGTTATTCATTATCCAGCCATCTCCTCATCCTCATTGGGCCTTATGACCGTGAAGGTAACCGCTTGCGGTAGCACCTCCTGGGTTACGTCGGCTCGAAGTTCAATCTGCTTCAGGTCCGGCATCGTCTTGCTTAGCATCCGCAGGCTCAGTTCAGCAGCAGCCTTGAGGCCTGCCTGTCGGGTACGGTCCAGCTCCCGGAAGCCGGTTACACCA